CGTCAAAAATATGGTAAAGAAGCAATCGTTAATCCAAATTCGGGATGGTCCGAGGACAAAGAAAAAGAATATCTTGAACAATTAAAAGAATTTTCTGAAGCTCAGTATTTATTAGAACAACAACAGGAGAAGGTCGAGATCGATGGGTTTTTAATTAATAAAAAACTACTTACTAGAGAAATTAATATTTTAAACTGCCCAGTTTGTTTTAAAAGATTAAATACAATTAAAGACGATTTATATAATAATAAATTTGAGTGTTGCCAAAAATGTTATATACAATATGTTGAAGGCCGCGAAAAACGATGGCTGAAAGGCTGGAGACCAGGAGAAACCAAATGTCACAAAAAAACTTAGATGTTGTAAGAGGATTAATGCAAGCAGCTGCTGATTCATACGACGGTGCTCTAGATGATAAAGGAGAGCCGATCAAGATTGGCCTCAAAAGAGAAGAGGGCCATCCTGTACTTGATACTCGTGTAATGGATGGCTTCAAATGTCGCATTGATGGATCTAAATTAGTGGTGAATTATCAATCAGAACTTCTTTTAAAAGATGTTTATAGTGGCAATTTAGAAAATGAGCTTGAACAAACAATGGCAGATATTGTTAAGCATCTCAAAAAACGATATAAAAAAATTACTGGTAAAACTTTAAAACTCAAAGCAGATGGCGACGTTGATGCTCTTGTTCAATCAACTAGTCGCGTGAGAGTTTTTGTGATTGCAACAAAAATATATGAAATTGGCGGTCTAGATGATGTTGAGGATCGTTTAGCTCCGAGCGAAATGAATTTAGATAAGGCTTTTAAAAAGTTTTTGACTCAAGGCGATGGAGAAGAAGCAAGTGCAGGAATGCTTTCTCTCAAAAAACTTTCTTCTAAGAAAGGATAATGTCTTATAAATTAACGCGAGAGCAAATACTAAAAGAGATTGTCAAATCTGGCAAAGATCCTTCATATTTTATTAATAATTATGCTAGGATTTCTCACCCACAAGATGGTTTAATTCCTTTCAATACTTATGATTTTCAGACAGAACTTTTAAAAAGCTTCAATGATTATCGTTTCAACGTAATTTTAAAAGCGCGCCAATTAGGTATTTCAACAATTACAGCAGCTTATGTTGCATGGATGATGCTTTTCCATAAAGAAAAGAATGTTCTTGTTATTGCAACACAATTCAAAACTGCATCAAATCTTGTTAAAAAGGTTAAAGCAATTCATAAAAATTTACCTGCTTGGCTACGTATATCAGAAATTTCAATTGACAATAGAACATCATTTGAATTAACAAATGGTTCTCAAATCAAAGCAACTTCTACATCATCCGATGCCGGAAGATCAGAAGCATTATCATTGCTTGTTATTGACGAGGCCGCACATATTGAAGGCTTGGGAGAACTTTGGACCGGCTTATATCCCACACTTTCGACCGGCGGCCGATGCATTGCTTTATCAACTCCCAATGGTGTGGGCAATTGGTTTCATCAGACCTGTGTCGATGCTGAACAAGAAAATAATGATTTTTATTTGACAACTCTCAAGTGGGCTGCCCATCCAAATCGTGATCAAGCATGGTTTGAGAATGAAACCAAAAATATGTCTCGTCGTCAAATTGCTCAAGAGCTTGAATGTAATTTCAATATGTCGGGGGAAACCGTTTTTCATGCTGATGATATGAAGATTATTGAAGAAAAACTTCGAGAACCCAAACATAAAACAGGATTTGATCGTAATTTCTGGATTTGGGAAGAGTATCAGCCGGAAGCAACTTATCTTTTATCAGCAGATGTTGCTCGTGGGGACGGAAAAGACTATTCAACATTTCTTATCTTTAAGATTGAAACAATGGAAATTATCGGAGAATATCAGGGAAAAGCAACACCAGATTTGTTCGCCAATATGTTGAATGAAGTTGGTAAAGAATATGGAAATTGCATGATTGTTGTTGAAAACAATACAGTTGGCTGGACGGTACTTGATAAACTTCAGGAATTTGTTTATCCAAATCTTTTTTATTCTTATAAATCTAGCCATGAATATGTTGAACCCTTGATCGGAGAAAGAAGTAATAATGCTGTTATGGGCTTTTCAATGACTTCTAAAACGCGGCCACTGGTTATTGCCAAGTTAGAGGAATTCATTAGAAATAAACTAGTTACGTTATATTCAATTAGAACTTATAATGAAATGAAAACATTTATTTGGCACAACAGCAAGCCTCAAGCGATGAGAAGTTATAACGATGACTTGGTCATGGCATTTGCAATTGGCTGTTGGGTTAAAGATATTGCTTTTGAGGTATCTCAAAGAGATATAGAATATAAAAAAGCTTTCTTAAACTGTATGAAAAAATCTGATACAATAATTAATACATCTATTCCCGGTATGCACACTTATAAGCCGATTGAACAAAATGATACGAAACAGGCATATTTAGATCATATTTGGTTACTAAAGGGATAATTATATAAATGGCTAGCCGAAATACAAATCCAAGAAATCCGCAACATACGCTTTTTAGAAAACTTACTAAGCTATTTTCTGGTCCACTTACGACGTTCAGACAACAAACCGTACGTCAGCCAAGAAGAATACAATTAGATAAATATTCTTCAAAGTTTAAATCTACGAGTGGACAAACTTTTAAAAAGTCTGAATATAATAATAGAGGAAATTATACTGCCAATTACTTATCAAATCAAAATCGTGCTGAACGATATATTGATTTTGATCAAATGGAGTATATGCCAGAAATTGCATCTGCCATGGATATTTACGCAGATGAAATCACTACATCAACAGAGATGGTGCCCTTATTACATTTTCAGACCTTTGATGAAGAGATTAAAATAGAATTAGAAAATTTATTTCACAATATATTGAATATTGAATTTAATATATTTGGCTGGACTCGCTCCTTGTGTAAATTTGGAGATTTCTTTTTATATTTAGACATCGATGAAGATGATGGTATTCAATATGCTATTGGACTCCCCGCTAGCGAAGTCGAAAGATTAGAAGGGGAAGACGAAAATAATCCGAATTATATTCAATATCAATGGAACTCGGCCGGCCTCACATTAGAAAATTGGCAGATGTCTCATTTTAGAATTTTGGGCAACGACAAGTATGCACCATATGGTACATCAGTTTTGGAGCCGGCCCGTCGTATTTGGCGTCAATTAACATTATTAGAAGATGCGATGATGGCTTATCGTATTGTAAGATCACCCGAAAGAAGAGTCTTTTATGTCGATGTTGGGAATATTCCTCCACAAGATGTTGAACAATATGTCCAGCGGGTTATGACTCAAATGAAAAGAAATCAGATTGTTGATGACGCGACCGGACGCGTCGATCTCCGTTATAATCCGATGTCTGTTGAAGAAGATTATTTTATTCCTGTTCGCGGCGGCGAATCAACAAAAGTCGAAAGTCTTTCTGGCGGTCAATTTACCGGCGATATTGATGACGTTAAATATTTGCGAGAAAAATTATTTAGTGCCCTCAAGATTCCTCAATCATATTTGGCTCAAGGCGAAGGTGCTGCAGAAGATAAAACAACTTTGGCTCAAAAAGATATTAGATTTGCCAGAACAATACAAAGACTTCAAAGAGCAATTGTATCAGAGCTTGAAAAAATTGCTGTTATTCATTTGTTTACGCGAGGTTATCGCGGGAAAGATCTAACATCATTTAAAATTCGCTTAAATAATCCTTCTAAATTGGCACAGTTACAAGAGCTTGAGCACTGGAGAACTAAATTTGAAGTCGCCGGCGCCGCAACTGAAGGTTTTTTTAGTAAACGCTGGATTGCACAAAATATTTTTAATGTTTCCGAAGAAGAAATGTCTCGCATACAAATAGAAATGTTCCATGATAAGAAATATTCAGCATCCTTAGAAAAAGCTGCCGAAGAAGTTACTGCCGCCGAAGAAGGAGCTGATATGGGCGGTATGGGCGCAGATCTCGGCGGCGGCATGGGCGGAGATCTCGGCGGCGGTATGGGCGAAGAAATGGGCGGAGAAGACCTCGGCGGAGAAATGGGTGAAGAAATGGGCGGAGAAGAACCTGCAGCTGAAGAAGGTGGCGGTGAAGAATCTGCTCTCCTGGCGGCACCCGCGAAACGTGATGTTAAAGTTAAAAAAGATAAAGGCAAAATTCTCACCAAGGGCCCCAATTCTAAAGATTGGTATGAACCTCGAATTCCAGCTAATAACAGCTATGATAGAAGAAAAAACTTGGGTCCGCATCGTCGCCATCAAGCTGGAAAATACGGTGCAGAGAATAAAGGCTCCTCAAAAAGAAAGATGTTTCCAGGCATAGAAATAAATAAATTAGCACATGGGATCACTACTGAGAATGTTGAATCTAATTATAATGATGAAGAGAAAAAACTATTTGAAGTAAATGCCGATATTAAGAACTTAATAACGCTTTTGGAGTCGAAACATGATGAAGCTTAGACACAACAAAAAAAGAAATACGGCGTTTTTATTTGAGGTTTTGGTAAGAGAACTAACAATTGCATCATTAAAAGCCAACAAACCTCATAAAAAAACAGTTATTAAGATCTTAAAAGAATTTTTTAATAAAAGTACCATCTTGAATGCCGAACTGGATCTTTACAAAAGTGTAACATCTTCATCAAATTTAAATAACAAATTTGCGGAGAAGGTTTTGTCCGAGGCCAAGAGCCGACATCAAAAATTAAATAAAAAAACCATCTTTGATAGCCAAACGAAATTGATAAAAGAAATTAATGAAAAGTTAGGAAAAGGTGTATTTGAAAATTTTATTCTGGATTATAAGAATTTAGCAACAGCATATCAAGTGCTTTATGAGAATACCGATGTAAAAGAGCAAGTTAAATTAGAAGAACAAATTCTTGAAAGACTTCAGACATCTCCCGATGCAGTAAAAGAAGAAAAATATAAGTCCGTAAGCAAGCTAACATTCAAAACATTTTATAATAAATTTAATGAGACTTATGGAAGTGAATTGCTTAAAGAACAAAAAGAATTAATTCAATATTATGTCTCTTCTTATGAAACAGATGATCTGGAATTTAAAGTTTTTTTGAATGAAGAGATTGGAAGATTAAAAAGTAATTTAATTAATGCGACAAAGGATAAAACCAATCCGCTAGTTATAGAGAAGAGAGATCAAATAATAAATGTTTTGAATTCTTTCTCGAAAAAAGAGATAGATAAAACCGTTTTAGAAAAAGTATTAAAGCTTCAACAATTAACAGAAGAGATGACTAACAGTGGCAATTAATATCAAAATAGGTCGAAAAGAACCACCGATCAAAATAACGATTAAGACGAATAAAGTTGAGGAAACAATTCAACTTCAGGCTCGTAAAAGTCTTAATGGCGATATCATGATATATGATCACACAGATATTGATATTATTGTGATGTCAGAAAAAAAGAAAATTTTAACTTTTGCAAAAGAATATTATGGTGATCATGTATTCGAAGCACAAAATAGATTATTTAAATTTTTAATGAAACGAGGCATTATAGATTATGAAT